AGGCCAAATTATTCCAGGGGTATGGTAAATGCTAGTATTCGCATCAGGTTTGGTACTTCTTTTTATTATTAATGCAGTATTATCTGATATTGATATTGACGATGACAATGACGGACCAGGTGGTGGATTGATGCAACCAGTTTACGCACCGTCATCTTCTTGACAAACAAAACCGAATAAACTATAATCAAGGGGCAATACGCTCCTTTTTTTAATGTTCCGTCGTTTAGCTGCCCTAGTTGTACTAGGAATCCTTGGTGCATCCTGTGCATCTAAATCTGCATCAATTAAAAATGATGCTCCTGCAGTTCCTGAAGTTTCTGTAGTTCCACACGAACCTTCTTGGCACTGTCTTGAATGTTCTCCAGAAGAAAAATATGTTCTTAAACAACTCCAAGAGCAAACAAAAATTTATGATAAGAATGCCCTTGCTACGTTGATGGGTAATATTAAACAAGAAAGCAAGTTCATCGCTAACATCTGTGAGGGTGGTGCTAGGGTCTCTTATGAGAACTGTCTGTCAGGTGGGTATGGTTTAATCCAATGGACTAGTATCGGACGCTATAGGGGTCTTGGTGATTTCTGTAAGAAGTTTGATTGTGATCCATCATCACTTGCAGGTCAGGTTCGCTGGATGATTAATGAACCAATCTTCCAACGTGTTCTTCCTGAGTTTGAGGGTAGTGGTCAAACCATCTCACAGTACATGGTTCCTGCTTACTACTGGTTAGGATGGGGCATCAAAGGTAACCGCGAACTGTACGCTTATGAATACGAAAATAAAATGGTACTAGTATGATTGGTGACTGGAGATACAGTAAAGAGAAACTTGAGATTAGAGAGCAGGCTCTCCTCATTTTGTTAAGTAGGTATGGTACAGAACTTGACAACACAAAAAAATCAAAGTATACTAACCAGTCTATATACGAATGTGCCCATGACTGGGTATCCCAAGGTAATGTAAATTGTAATGGCATTACCAAATACTACGAGGCTTATTATGCAAAAAGTAATTAATGTTTTAGCAGTTCTTTCTTTTGTAGGAACTGCGGGTATCGTCGGAGGCGGTGCTGCACTATATCTTAATAAAGATTCTATTGTTGAAAATATCAAATCTCAAGTTGCATCTGCGGCTGCAGAAGCAATCTCTGGAGCACTTCCTGGAATGATGGATTCCGCAATGCCAGAACTCCCTAGTGCGACTGGTGGTGCCATAGGTATGCCTGCTTCTACTGGTGGTGCTCTACCACTTCCTACAACTACTGGACCTTCCCTTCCTTTCTGATATGAAAAAAATTATTATGGCCTTGATGGCAGCATGTCTTGCTGCTCCTGTAATGGCAGATCCTATTGGAAAGGATGACTACTATACTAATCATTCAATGGGATGTATGCTTCTTCAAGAGTGTACTGATGATGTAGATGAAGTATTTTCTCTTTTAGATGTTTCTTCTCAGTATCCTAATACTGAATCATTTACTCCAGTGGCAAATGAATTTAACAACATGCTTGTGTCATTGAACCAAGTGGGTGTTAAAGTATATCTTGCGGACGAGAAGTATTTTCCAGTAGGACATCGTGGTGTTTATCATACTGTGAGTAATAACTTCTTCTTGAACAAGGCATTTATGGGTCGTCCTGGCACACTGATGTCTGTGATGCGACATGAAGGATGGCATGCTGCCCAAGATTGTATGGCAGGAACGATTGATAATAGTTTGATTGCTATTATTTTGCCAGAGGATCAAGTTCCTCCCATGTATCAAAACATTGTAAAGAGGACATATATACTTCAACCAGGTGCAATTCCCTGGGAAAAAGAGGCATATTGGGCAGGACATACTGAGGGCATGACTATGGCAGCACTAGAGGCATGTGCTGCTGGTGAGATGTGGAATGTATATCCTCCTACTCCATTGACCAGAGAGTATCTTGTTAAAGAAGGTTACATTTCTAAATAGAGATGTGTTGCTTTCTCTTAATGTCAGAAGAAGTCAAGAAAGAAGAACCTAAAAAGAAAGGTATTTTAGGTAAAATTAAAGAGGCAGCAGATGACAAAGAAGAGCAACTTGATATTCTGTCTACTTTTGTTAGGCTTGGCATCCTTGTTTGGAGTGGCGGAATACTCACGCTGGCGTACATCCAGTTACCACCTGTACTCGGTATTCCAGAGCAAAAACTAGATCCGACTTTTATCGCAAGCGTCTTCACCGGAGTGCTTGCGACTTTTGGTGTCCAGGCAGCAAAGAAAGGTGCTAATGGTAATGGTAATGGTACTTCAAATGGCGGTGGAATTAGTAAAGCAGATATGGAAAGATTGATTGCTGCTGCAGCACAAACTGCACCACATCAAACTCTCCGTATTGAGCAAGCACCAGTTACATTAAAGGTTGATATGCCAGATTCTAAAGACACGTACAAAATGTAACCATGAAACCTTCTCTTAAATGGGCCGCAATTAGTGTTGGTAGTATCTTAGCAATTGCTCATGTTGGATTGTTAGGATACGTTGTTCGTCAACAACCAGAACGGATTGTTGAAGTTCCGACAATTAATATTCCACATGGTCCATACTCTTCTTATCGAATAGAAGCAGGGAAAGATGGATATATTATTGAGTATCATGCAGATGATCCTAAGGTTTTAGAATCAGAGAGATCTCTTGGTTTGGATAAAGAAAGGAGAGGCTGGTTTGGTGGTGGAAGAGAACAGCGAACAGAATATAAACGTGATCAATATACTAGAGAAGGTACTAGGAACCTAGGAGGTGCAACCGATGAGGAGGGAAAGTCTGCAAAAGAAGTAGAGTGTTTGATCGCGGACGCTGGAGCACGATCACAAGGTGTGATGGCAGGGACTAGTGTTGCTGCTGGTATCCTCGTTCCTGCAGTATCGACCATCCCATATGTCGGATGGTTAGCAGGTGGTTGGGCATTGTTACTTGGACAGAACATTGGATCTGCTGCAGGATCTACTGTTAACTCTATGATTAGTGACTGTTGATGAACTTTGAATTAGACATGGATGACTATACAATCATCCTTAATGCATTACACTACTATAAAAAAGTAGAAAAGAAAGGCAACTTCAAACAATACAATGAAGAACGTGTGAATAAGTTGAGAGATAAAATGGCATACCAATTAATACCTTCCAGAGATTGTAATAGACTATGAATTTATTATTACGCCCTCTTGACTATCCAAGTGATCCTGTATGGTCAGTAATTATTATGACATTTCTTGCTTGTGTATTAGCATTTGGATATATTGTATACATACTAAGAGAAGCATTTGCAGAATTAGAAAATGGCAGGACTGACACCACCGAGCAGGAAGAGTTGTTACAACTTCCGAGTGACGGAGATTAATCGTGTCCTTGATGGTGATACTATTGATGTTACAATTGATCTCGGGTTTGATCTATACAAGAAAGAAAGAGTTAGAGTTGCAGGAGTTGATACGCCAGAGAAGAGGACCAAAAACTTAGAGGAGAAAGAACTTGGGATCGACGCAACCAACTGGCTCAAAGAGAAACTGGAGAGTACTATCGCTGGTGATGATGAGTTGTCTGTTAGGACTGAACTTGTTGGTGGCACTGGCAAATATGGGCGTCTTCTTGGGTGGTTATACATTGGGGACGAGTCTGTGTCCCTCAACGAACAAATGATCGCAGAAGGATATGCTCATGCATATGATGGTGGCACAAAGGATATGAATTTAGAAGCACTACGTGAGATTCGTAGGGCACATGGTACTCTTGTTGAGTAATGATTCCAGAGATCCAATTAGGTAATATTGATATTGGAATTAATCAAGTTAGTAATTTGATTATTAATGATACACCTGACTGGTTGAAAACTCCATCACATGCAGTGCCAATATACCCACCCGTGACTACACAGGTGGGTATTCCTATTATTAATATGCCTGGATGTGTTGAGTCACATAGGGATAGTAGTGAGAATCAAACACTCAAAGATGAAGATAAAGATGGCGTCCAAATATTCTGTGATGCAGGAACTCCTAGTTTCTATCCTATTGAGTATGATCCAAATAATTTGGAGTTGACAACAGAGGCACCACCACCCCCACCTATCAAATCTCCTG